TCTCGTCGCATAATGCCGAGCTATTCCTGCAAGAAGCGCAGGCGCGCCGGATCATCGGGGAGGAGTGATGGGGAGAGAGATGAGGCAACCGCTTGACAGGAAATGCCCGCTTTGCGGCGCCGACGCGGGGCTGCGCTGGCAGCGCCTTAAGCAGTACCGCTACCACGAGAGCGGGCTCGATAACGTGATGCTGAACGGGGGGGTTTGGCAGGCGGACTGCGAGAATTGCGGCGAGACACTCGTTCATATCGAGGCCGAGGCGCAATTGCTGCAAGTCATCGCCCTGATCTTGCTGAGCAAGGAAGGTCTTCTCACGGGGCCAGAAACCAGATTCCTGAGAAAGGCTGCAGGACTTTCGCAGTCGGAAATGGCTAGGGTCTTAGGAATGAACCGGCAACCGACCATTTCCGCGCGGGAACAGAAGGCAAGAGAGGTAATGAACCCGGCTGAGGACCTTGGTTTCCGCGTGCTAGTGCTCAGAAGGTTCCTTGATCGGCTAAAGGAGTCAGGCGAAGACCATCTCGCCCCGATACACCACAAGATCCTCGAAGGAATTGACAAGCAGCTCTGGCGGCGCGTCAGGCAAATACTAGAGGAAGACATTCAGCGGGCATCTGTAGAGGTTCAGATCAAACGTAAGCAAAGCGACTGGACCTCAGAAGAGCTACAGAAGGCGGCCTAAAGGATGGAGAAGAGCAATCGCAGTCCACGCATTCGCTCGGCTTGCCTTGCCGGGGGCGTGGCATTAGTCCCGCGTGAAGCCTTGATTGCCGCCGTGCGCGCGGCTGCTGAACATGGGAAAGGCTATTGCTACCCCATGACCGACGACGAGTGCCTTGCCCTGGTCCCCGAGGAGGCGCGGCGTGTGCTGTTAGAGAACAGCGAGTGGCTCCCTGCCGCCCGGCTTGACGCCGCCAGGAAGGTGCGAGACCACTACGCCTTGCTGATTCAGCTGCTATACGTGACACCGGTAAGCGACGACTTCCTGCGCCGGATCATCGGGGAGGAGTGATGTACCACAAGAAGTTTATCCGATGGTTCATGGTTACGACATCTGCCCGGGGCGGCGCTGCGAGTAGCATCAGCGCCGAAGTCGCCGCCGACGCGGTAGAGCGCGTTTGGAACTTGGCGCTCGATTACGTCCGCTACGAGGCTCAGGTCTGCGGGTGCACGGACTGCGGGTGCTCGGATATGGGCCGCAAGTCGCGAGGCGCCATGGTAACGAGCGCCTTGCTAGGATCTTTTCGAAAGGGGAAGCAACGGCGTGAGTTTCTCGCGCTTTGCGGTATGTAATGGCTCAAGGTACAGGAGAGGAAAAGAACAGTCCGCGACGGATTGCCAACCACCAACGCCGAATGCAAGCGGTGGCGATGAAGCTCGCCGGCATGACATACGAGCAGATCGCACAAGCCCTTGGCTATCAAAGCAGGCAATCGGCGTGGCGAGCCGTGGACTACGAACTCTCACGGCAACGCGAGGAGCGGGTTGGTGTCATGCGCAAGCAAGAGCTTGCGCGATACGACGCGATGCAGCGCGCGATTTGGGAGCGCGTTGTCAGCGGCGACCTCGACGCGATTGAGAAGGCATTGCGCATCTCCGACCGCCGAGTCCGAATCACTCCTGGTCTCGAAGCCCCGCGGCAGTACTCGGTTTCGGAAGGAAGCGAATATGGACCATCACTCGGAACCATCCTCCAACGACTCGCGAGAGAGCCGGGAGCGCTCGAACTTGCCGAGCGGCTTGGAGACTTTGTTGCCCGTTGCATGGCGACTGACTCCTTCGTCTCTCGCTCAGACGTTGTCGAAGGGGAAGTGGAGGAGAGCGAGACACCTCGACTACCTCTCCCGCCGAGTAACGGAGACGGTGCTGAGACCTGACGGCCGGTTGTTGGTAGAGATCCCGGTCAGGCATGGCAAGAGCGAACTGATCTCGCATTGGACCCCGCTTTGGTTCCTGTCCCTGTTTCCCGATCAGCATGTCATTATCACGACCTACGAAACGAGCTTCGCGCAAAGCTGGGGAGCAAAAGTCCGCAACGACATCATTGAACACGGTCACAGGCTAGACCGTTTGACATTGCGAGCCGACGCCAAGTCCGCAGGCGAGTTCAAGGTTCGAGGAGGCGGTGGCCTCTTGGCTGTCGGTCGAGGAGGCGCGATTACCGGCCGCGGCGCGAATCTCTTGATCGGCGACGACCTGCTCAAGAACTTCGAGGAAGCCAACTCACCGACCGTCCGCGAGAACACCTGGCAATGGTGGGACTCTACCGCAATGACCCGCTTGGAGCCGGGTGCCTCGGCAATTCTGCTCATGTCTCGGTGGCATGAAGACGACCCTCCGGGCCGCATCAAGGCCGCCATGAAGGATGGTGGCGAGGAGTGGGATGTCGTTACTTTGCCGGCGATCGCGGAAGCAGAGGACGACGCGCTAGAAAGAGCGATTGGCGAAGCCTTGTGGCCCGAGCGATGGCCGCTTCATGTCTTGGAAAAGGTCAAGCTAGCTCGCGGCCCGCTGACGTGGAATGCCCTCTACCAGCAGCACCCGCAACCGCTCGAAGGCGGCCTGCTCAAGTACGCGTACATGCGGTACTACTCAACGGACCATGAAGCGCGGGCTTTCCAGCTTCGACTGCCTGAGGGCCAGATGAAGCACGTCGGATTCGATGACGGCATTCGCTTCGGCACGATGGACCTGGCGATCTCGACCAAGACCTCGGCCGACTTCACCGTCACCGCGGCCTTCCAATGGTCGGCACCGCACTTGATCCTCCTCGACCTCGTTCGTGATCGCATGGAGTTTCCCGAACAGGTCGAGCTCGCCCGCGCGATGATCGACCGCTGGGACCTTGAATACTTGGCCGTCGAAGACGCCGGCTACCAGGCCGCCTTCTCCCAGGCATCACAGAGGCGGGGCCTTCGGGTTCGGCCGATCAAGGCGAAGACCGACAAGGTCACCCGCGCCGTCCCCTTGGAGGCCATGATGGCGGCCGGCAACGTGTTCTTCCCAACGCAAGCCGCTTGGCTGACCGATCTGATCGACGAGATGGTGCACTTCCCGACCGGCATGCACGACGACCAGGTCGATGCGCTAGCTTACGCTGCGGCAGCAACTTACCGCCAATCGATGCCCAAAGTCATGGCCCTATAAGATTTCTTCTTGACTGTCATGTGGGGTTTCATGTACGCGTCTGACCGCCTTGAGGCAAGCGGCTGGGGGAAACGGACTTGCCGTGAGCGTTGCTGGGGCCGGTCCAAGCGGACCGCAGGTCCGAGCCATCACAGGATCGCGAGATCGGGCCGCGATCGAGACAACTGGAATCATCTTCGGCGACGACCGACGCCGTTGGGGCATCGACGCCTACAAGAACATCGGATGGGTCTATTCGTGCGTGTCCCGCATCGCCAAGGACCTCGCCCGCCTGCCGTGGACGGTGCGCCGCGGGCCGAAGGCCGCTGATCCCGAAGCTCCCGAAACGAATGAGCTGACGAAGCTCCTCACGAGGCCCAATCCTCGGCAGTCCTTTCAGGACTGGATGAACGCGCTGGTCATCAACCTGCTGACCACCGGCTCTGCCCCAAACCTCCTCGAAACCCTCACGGTCAACAAGCTCGGCGCGGTAAAAGAAGTCTGGAATCTGAACCCGCTCAAGCTCGGCGTCGTGCTGAACGAGGCCGATATCATCTCGGCCTGGAAGTACACGAACGCCTCGGGTCTGGAGAAGACTTGGCCGGCCGAAGCCATTGCGTTCTTCTACCTACACGATCCCGAGATGCCGATCGGCGGCGGCATGAGCCCGCAGACGCCGATCATGACCCAGCTCAACACGATGTATAAGGCCAACCGCTGGAACGCGCGCTTTTTCACGAAAGGGGCCCGGCCGTCCGCTGTAGCCGAGACGGATGAAGATCTACCGCAGGCTTCCTTTGATCGCCTCAAGCAGCAGATCGAAGCCGAGGCGGCCGGCGAGGAGAAGGCGTGGACGATCCTGCTATTCGACAATGGCGTGAAGCTGAAGCCGTGGGAGTCGTCGCACAAGGACATGGGCTTCCCCGAGATGATGCGCATGATCCGCGAGGAGATCCTTTCGGTGAACGCGACGCCGCCCGGCCTCGCTGGCGACTTCAAGGAGGCCACCTACGCGCAGGTCGAGATGCAGGACCGATGGTATTGGGAGAACACGATCAAGCCGCTGGTCGGCCATATCGAAGGCGTCATCAATAGCTCGATCGCAACTCGCATCGCGCCAGGTCCAGACCCACGATTCCCCGCTCTTTACTGGCGCTACACGCTCAACGACGTGCCTGCGTTGCAGGAAGACCAGACAGCCAAGGTCGCCCGCGACGTGCAACTCGTGAGCTACGGCCTGCGCACGCCGAATGAGATCTTGGAAGAGGACGGTCGCGAACCATACGAAGGCGGCGATACGCACTTCATGTCGTCATCGCTCAAGCCGATCGACGACATGCTCGATCCGCCCGATCCTCCTCCCATGATGCTTCCTCCTGGGGCGACCCCTCCAGGTCAAGAGGATGGCGAGGCAGAGGACGATTCCACAAACGAGGATGGCGAGGAGGATACTGCGGGCCAAGAACGCGCGATGGCGAATCCCAGCCGCCCATCGGTTCAGCGTGCGGCTCGCAGTCTCCTCGCGGACGTGAACTATCGCGCCGCGCGATGGAATGACTTCGAGTTCGAGTTGCAAGCAGCCGAGCGAGCATTGTCGTCGTTCTGGAATTCGTTCTTGCGTGAGATCGGTCGCTATGTCAACAAGCGGGTGAAGCAGTATCCGCCGACCGCAGACATTGGTATGGCCGAAGGTGGCAAGCCATCGGGCCAATTCCCGCACGATGCGAGCTTCTACCTGCCTGACGTCAACGATCTCGTCGCGGAGGCCGTTGAAGGACATGGTCGCATCTACCAACGGCTCGTCAATCGCTTTGGTCGGGAAGCGGCTGAGAAGGTATCGGAATTGGTCAATCAAAAGCTCGACTTCGATGCCGGCGACCCAGGTGTCTTGCGAGTCATCGAACGCGACTCCGAGCGCGTCGCGCAATCCGTGACCAAGCTGCACGACGAGCTTCGCAACATCGTTCATAAGGGGCTCAAGGAAGGCGAGAGCATCGACGCGGTCACAAAGCGCATCGCGCGCAAGGTTGGTCCTGGTCGAGCAGGTCGCATTGTGCGCACCGAAGCGCATGCCGCATCGCAGGACGGTACAGCCGAAAGCTTCCGTCAGTGTGGCATCGAGCAGAAGATGTGGTTGTCGCAACGAGACAACAGGGTTCGAGACACGCACCGCGAAGCAGATGGTCAGGTCCGCAAGATGAACGAGCCGTTTGAGGTTGGTGGCTACGAGATGGATCGACCCGGAGATCCTGCCGGGCCGCCCGAAGAAGTCTGCGAGTGTCGATGTTCGATGCTTCCGGTGCCGAGCGATGAAGGAGGAATATAGAGATGGCAGTCACCGCGTTCAATGCCAATACCAAGAAGCTCAGCCGAGAAAGCGTCAAGCGACTGATTGAGCTGATCCTGCTCAACGACAACGACGCGGCCATTGGCCGACGCCTGAAGACCGGCTCGATGACTCTGACCGTCGCCAACGGCGAGGTCACTCAGATCGACTGGACGAACTCGGCCGAGTACTAGGAGACATGATGCGGAACATCACCGTCATTACTCCGGTGGCCCCAGGCCATCATCGCCAATGCGTCCACGAGGCGATCGAGAGCGCGCAGCAATTCCCGCTGCACGTCATCGTTCTCGATGGGCCAGGTGGCGGAATCGATCCCGGCTACAACGGCCATCTGCACGTCGTCGAGACGGAGCGCGCCGTGGGCCGCTCGTCGGCTCGCAACGTCGGTCTTCAAATCGCCCGCTCCTATCAGAGCGAGTGGTCGCTGTTTCTCGATGCGGACGACTTGCTGCTGCCCACGGCCTTCGAGGACTTGCAGGCGGCCCCGGAGGCCGATCTGTACTACGCCGAGCATCAGCTAGAGGAGGCTATGGCGGAGGGCGAAACGATTCCTCGGCAGTCCTGGAATCATCTCGATATCAGCGATGATGCGAGCGCGCGCCGCATGCTCCTAGAGCAAAGCCCGAAGCTCTGCAAGTCCATCCTGCCGAACGTCTCGATGATGGTGCGGACCGAGCGCGCGCTGCGCTGCACGTTCGATGCGGATATGTCGCAGGGCGAGCACTTCGACTTCTTTATCCGCTACATCGCGAACCCGCGGGTGAAGGTTCACATGATGAAGCGGCCACTGGTCCTCGTCCGCAGTCGACTTTCAAGCGCTCGCTTCGGGCCGTGGTCCGACTCGGCCATCGAAAGGTATAAGGAATGGCAAGCTCTCCCGATCTGATCCGCTGGACTCCTGATCTGACGGGCCGCTATCAGAGCCCGGATATGATCTTCGAGGAATTGATGCGGGCCATCGAATTGCGCCTCGGCTCGGGCCTGGTCGAACGCGGGGCCGAGATGGAAGCGAAGGAATGGGATGGCTCCTTCTCGGGCTTCGCTACGACGAGCGATCCCGATCACGATGCGTGGATCGTGGCGACCGGTGCGGCCCGCGATGGCATGGGCCTCTACATGCGGAACCCTATTGGTCTATGGAACCACGATCCTTTCTACCCCGTGTTCGGCACGAAGGGATTCGAGGAACGTGATCCCGGCCTGCACATTCATGCCGGCATGGACTTGCCCGATCCCTTCGCTGCGGCCAAGGCAGGCCAGCTCAGGCGCGGCATCGTGCGCGGCCTCTCGATCGGCTTCCTGCCGAAAGAGGAGCCGAAGATTCTCGATGGGCATCTGGTGTTTTCCAAGGTTCAGATCTTGGAGATCTCGCTGGTATCGATCCCGGCCAATCCTCACGCGCTGATCGACAAGAAGGCGGCCGATCGCATCGAGCGCTACCAGCGGACGGGGATGCCTCGGCCGGCGTTCGAGCTTGAGCCCGAACCAGAAAGGCCGCTGGACTTCGCGGACGACATTCGACTGCGCCGAATCGTGGCAGAGATGATCGATGAAAGGATCGAAACGCTACGGCAAAAGCGCGCTATCAGGGAGGCCGTCGAGGCCTTGAGCGGAGCGGTATAAGGCTAGATTGTTTCGGCCAGTGAAGCGGCCGGAGACGTCGCGGAAGGAGATGGAGCGATGAGAGATGACTTTCGACGAGGAGATCCGCGGACTGATCGCGGCCAAGACGAAGGAGATCCGCGACGCTCAGGACGCGATCAAGAAGGAGTATGACTCCAAGGTCGCAACCATCAGCGAGCGGGTCGAGCGAATGGAGCAGGCCCGCGATGAGCGAAACACGGACGAGACGATCAAGCAACTCGCGACGGAGTTGATCGAGCTGTCCAAGAAGGACCAGACGAATCGTCACGTCGATCTGGCCCCCGCCCCTGACTACACCATGCGGGCCATCCGCAAGGTGATGGAGACGTGCGAGACTCCCAAGCAGATTCGCGCCGTCCATGATCACATCCTCGCGCATCGTCCGCAGGACGACAAGATGCGGCGCTACCAGGAGCTCTCCGTCCGGTTGAGCTTCATCGGCGCAGGCATGAATCGCGGCCTGCGCGACAACCCGCGTGAGGACGTCTGGCATCCGGCGATGGCCCGCAACCTCGACCTCAAGCTCATGTGGTCCGAGTACTGCGAGCTACGCAAGGAGTACTTCGGCGAGCAGATCGTCCAGCGTGCCTTCGACACGGCGGACTCATCCGATTGGGTCCCATCGCTCATGTCGGCCGAACTCCTCCGCTATCTGGAGATCACCGGCACGCTCCTCCCGAACATCAAGACGGTCCCGATGGGATCGGCGACGTGGAAGTACCCGATCACGACCGGGATCGACAAGGCGCGCTACGTGCCGGAAGCAACGGCCTATCCTTCGGCCGTTCCTGCCTACGGGCAGAACCCGGCCTACAAGGCGGCCTCTCCGATCGGCGGCGTGACGTTCTCCGCGAAGAAGATCCGCGCGCACATGGGCTACTCGGCCGAGATGGACGAGGACTCGATCGTCGCCTTCTCTGCGTGGGCGACGCCCGAGATCGCATCCTGCGCTCGGCGCGGGATCGAGGACGCGATCATCAACGGCGACACGGACACGCCTAAGATCGACTCCGATATCGATCTCTCTCCGGACGGCACGGATGGGACGTGGTCGGCGCGAGTGGCCTGGAAGGGCCTCCGTTCCTTCGCTCTCGCCACGAGCGCGATGTACGACGCGGCCAACGCGGCCCTCGACACGACCAAGCTGAATAACACGATCAAGAAGATGGAGCGCTACGCGGTCAACGTCAACGACACGATCTGGCTCTTCGGGATCAAGGGCTACCTCGATCTCATCGACATGGATCAGTTCATGACGTTCGACAAGATCGGCTCGCGGGCCACGATCATCACCGGCTCGGTCGGCATCCTCTTTGGACGCTCGGTCATTGTGAACGAGTTCGTCCGTGAGGATACGAACGAGGGTGGCCAGTACGACGGGACGATCAAAGATCGTACCGTGGGCATCATCTACGATCGCTCTCGCATGGCCCTCGGCAACTGGCGCGGGATGACCAACGAGCGCGAGCGGTTGGCCTTCTTCGATCAGAACATCGTGTACGCCTGGTGGCGCGGTGACTTCCAGAAGCTGGTCAAGTCGACCGAGACGACGGAGGCCGTGGTCTACAACATCCCGACGTAAGCAGGAGGCAGGTAGATGTTTGAGCGAGGCGCGTGGGCGATTCGCGGTGGGATCCTTCCGGCCGTGGGCGTCCGCTTCATACGCGCCTCGCTCAACTCTCCCTTCATAGGAAAGGAGCTGGATCGTGGGACTGTGGCGCATGAAGCGACAGATGGGCGACGGCTCGGGCCTCAAGCTCGCCGGCCACGTCTATCGTCTCGATGACAACTACGCTGAACTTCTGAACGAGGTCAATGGTGGGGACGTCTGCGAGCCGTGGACCCCGGAGATGGCCGAAGCGAACCCCGACGTGAAGCCCGAACCGGAGAAGAACCCTCGGGATCCCAAGACGGCGCTCGTCGATGTGAGCGCATGGAAGCGCAGCGGTTCGGCCCGAGGACGACTGACCAGCGGAGCTTGAAATGCCGACTTTCGTCACGGTAGCAGAAGTCAAGACGGCTCTGCGCATCACGGACACTTCGCAGGACACCGAGCTATCGCAGATCATCGATCGCGTCGAGGCCCGCCTGCAAGGCGCGATGAATCGGCAGCTCGCGCTGGCTTCCTATACCGAGTCCTACTGCGGCACGGGGACGCGCGAGCTTCTTCTGCACTCGTACCCGCTTCGCGATCTCACGGCCGTGACGATCGAGGACGGCGAAGTGATCGACGTCGATGATACCGATCAGATTCGATACGCCGAGGGAGTTCACGCGCCGGGAGTCCTCATCTTGCAGGCCTCGGTCTGGCCTCGCGGCGACTTCAACGTCTCGGTCGAGTACGACGCCGGCTACGACCCGGCCGCGATCACGACCGAGGCCGGAGACATATGGGAAGGCATACTCGATATCTCCGCGCATCTCTGGCAAGACATGCTCAACCGGAGGCGCGGAGTTCAGAGTCAGTCGAGCATGGACGGTTCGATTACCTACTTCGATCCGCTCCTCTCGATGAGCGAAGCCTTCCGGCGCATCCGCTGGGATCCGTTGGTCAAGAAGTACAAACAGATCCGAAGCATTGCCACGAGGCCGTATGAGGATCATCCGATCGTGAAGTTTTAATGGTCGAGGCCGCTAGGCACGTCGAGGTTTCTCGTTCCGCGCCTCGGTTAGTGCCACGGCCTCGACCTCCAGCGGGGAAGATGAACAGATGCCGGCGAAGATGAGTCCAACGATCGAGCAGCTTGCGAATCGGATTGCCGACGAGTTGCGATCGGCCATCAGCGACTCGCTGGCGTATGGGTATAAGGCGGTGTTCAAGCGATATTCCGGCCCCACTGGCAGGGCATCGTTGACGAATCGCTCCGGTCGCCTGCGCGGCGCGCTGCGCACCAAGGTCAGCGGGCGGTGGCCGAAGATCGAGGCCAAGGTCTTCCTGAATCCCGAGCCAATCTACGCCAAGGTCCACGAAGGCGGCATGACGATTCACGCGAAGCGCGCACCGTATCTGGTGTTCAGATACAAGGGGCGATGGGTGAGGAAGAAGTCGGTAGTCATTCCGCGTCGTCCAGTTTGGGCGACAGCGGAAAAGGAAGTGCGTCCGAAGATCGAGAGACGGTTTTCGTTGGCGATCAAGCGATCGTTGGCTGCTGTGAAGTGAAGGGATGCGCCGTGAGCCGGTTCCTCTCTACAGTCCGATCGAGAATGAAGCCGAGCATGCCGAGCGTCCCAAACGCGGGGACGCGGGGACGCGTGGGCTCGGGCGGTCCCGGCGTGCGCACGCACTTCATCAACAAGATCACCAGCGCCTACGAGCTGGCCGGGGGGACGTCGAGTTGGCTGTGGCAGCAGCGCTCCTGGCTCGATGGCATCAACCATACTCTGCTCGGCTGGAACGAGCACTACAGCGACGAGTGGGAAACGCTGAAGCTCTGGCATGATGCCGGCAAGTTCATCTTCCGCTACTTCATGCTCCACAACTACCCCTTCTCGGCGTGGTCGATGGGGACAGGACCGGGGACTGCGCATCCTGACTACTGGCGCAACTGGTACCGCGCTCGCTTCCAGTTCGTCACGTCAGGGGCCGGCGCGGCCTCGCGCTATCGCATGCTGTGGACCAATCCGTCGCCCGATCGCGTTGCCTGCTGGTTCGCCTTTTGGGCTTCGCTCGGCTCGCCTTACAACTTCTACGAGCTGGCCGAGCTGGTCCCCTTCCATCTATTCAGCAACGCGGAGTGCGATGAATTGGCCGACAAGGTCCTGTTCTACACGAAGGATCCGAGCGGCAGCCTCGGCCAGTACCCAATGCCGAACGCTTGCACGTTCATCGATAACTGCTACCTCAATGTGCGTGATTGGTTCTTGCCGACGGCCGATACGCTCAGCGGATCGCTGGGCGTCCTGCCGCAGCACTCGGCCCACGGCACCACGAGCGAGACGTCGCCGTATCTGAACAGCGTGCTCACGAGCAACTTCACGACCTTCGAGACGGACACGACATACGATGCGGCATCCTCGAACTACCCCGGAGTTGCATGGTCGGATCATGCAGAGAAGTACGTCCGCATCACCGATCGCATCGCGAATCAGATGACGGGCCACGTCAACGGCCAGGACTGCTATCGCGTGGCGAACCTTGTCTATGATCCGTGGTACGGCCTCACGCACGCCGATCCCATCTACATCGAGAACGCTCGCCGCTCGACGGCAAGGGAATGGTCGGCCGCTCAGACGGCCTATCGCCGTGATCCGCGCAACGTGATCTCGGCCAAGCTCACCGGAGCACCTGGAACCGGGACGGCGACTCAATCAATGGCCGATGCGATCGAGATCATGGAGGAATGGATCAGCACGCCGGGCGGTTGGCTGTCCTGCACCTACATGGACGAGGCCGTTCCTGAACAGGTCGAGTGGTTCTACCAGCAGGCAGTCATCTATCGAGCGCAGGTGTCCCCATGAGCATCCGATACAACAGGATCAGCGGATCGCATTTCTCGATCTCCACGGCCTGGTGCTTCCGCGAGGAAACGCGCCGCTGGTATGCGCGCATCGAGAAGCCGGCCGGGACGGTGACGGTCAAGGTCTACGATGACCAGACCGAGGCGACCAACGGCACGGATCAGTATTCGGCGTCAGGCGCGGTGGCCGTGTCTGTCGGTGACACTTCGCTCACCATCCCGCTCGATGACAACGCGAGCCGCGGGCCGACCTTTGGCGATGCGGCCTCGATCGTCGTGATCTTCGACTCATCGGCCTCGACAGGGACCGAGGTTTGGAAGATCGACCTTGGCAAGAAGCTCGAAAGAGCAATCCTTCGCGTCCTGCGCTTGCTGTCAGGCATCACGATCGACAATGGCTACTTTACCAATCCGGTGATCGAGCGCGGGATGCGCCAGTGGGAGGACGTCCACGTTTTCCCCTGGGTCGGCGTCGTCGGCGCCACGCTCACGGCCGAGCCGCAAGAGCTTGGCGCGGGTCCGCTCGGAGCAGGATGGCTCACGAGTTACGTTATCCGCCTGCTGGCCCACGATGCGATCTCCTACGTTGGAGAACCGACGGCCCTATTCCTCTACCACGACATTCGGCGAGCGCTGGCGGACTCGCTGACCACGGCCTTCGATGGTCCGGTGAATGACGGCATACCTTTCGACTCCATCAACATCGAGGGAATCGAAAATGACTTGGCAGTTGTGTGGAGCCGCGATCGTTCGACGATCGAGGTCAACTTGACAGTGAGGATCTACGAATCACAAAGCGAGATCAGGACAGGCTAAGCGGGACGGAGAAAAGGAAAGGCGATGGCGGCTCCAAGCGGTGGTTATTCGCAGCTCTACTGGCGACGTGAAAACGTCCCCGGAACCTCGCTCGGGTTGAGCGCGACTGAAGGACTCTTGCTCTACTTCGATCAGTTCTCGCACTCGCGGCCGGCCAACACGGTCGTCGTACCAGAGATCACCGGAACGCTTTCGTTCTTCAAGCGATCGCTGGTGTTCGGACCGGTTACGGTCACCGCGCGGCTCACGTTCCCGATGCGTCATTCAGGCGTGCATGGAGTACTCGCCGGGTGGGGCCTCGGCTCTCTCACAACCACTACCAATACGCACGTGGCCAAGACCGCCGATGCGCAAGAGGCAGCGACGCTGACGTACGTCTGGCCCGAAGGCGACTCTAGCACGTTCAACAAGACGATCATCGAGGGCTGCCGCGTATCGCGCATTCGGTTCTCGTGCTCGGTTGGGCAGCCGGTCATGTGCGAGATGGACATCACCGGAAGCGATCACACTACATCGGCCACTGCGCCGGTAGCCGTTCCACCGGATGATGATGGCTTCTCGCCCGGCCTGGAAGCTAACGGCACGACTGCATGCCCGATGATGATGTGGCACAAGCACAGCACGATGACCATCGGCGACGGTCAGGGATTGGCCAGTATGGTAACGGATTGGGAGATGGAAGTAAGCAATCCGCTTGCTCAGTCGGCCTACATCGGCAACTCATTGGCGCAAGGCGTCCCGTTCCGCAGCGATCAGGCCGTGTGCAAGGCGCGCGTGACGATCGATCAAGACTCGGTCTACTTCTCGGATGTGCTCACCGCGTTCGGCCTCGGCCTTGGCGGTACGCAAGTCAACGGCGCGCTGGTGTTCCGGCCATACGAAGATGCCACGCACGACACGGTGTTTACCTTGTCGAATACCTACGTCGTCGATCCAGGCGGGTCAACGAGCGGAGGCTATGAGCCTCAGCGGCAGACGTTCGAACTAGAAGGCACCTACGTGCCAGGATCAACGAACGACTCCCCCGAACCGTTGCGGATTAACTTCATCACCGCGAGCAACGGGCCGACCGGATACGGCGGCGGCACGTCGAGCTATCAGCAAGTGCTGCATAGCGATTCATAAGGAGGAATGAATGAATCAAGCGGAACGGCAGACCAAGATCGTTGACCTTCCCGGCGACTGGAAGGCAGAGATCGCGCGGCCCCAACTGTGGGTCGCGCTGCGATGGAACGCGATCCTGCGCAACGAGGCGGATGGACCGCGCATCGTCGAGCGCGGCAAGGAAGGAGAGGAGGCAAAGGCCAACGACTTCACCTGGCAACAGCTCAAGCTGTGGCAGGAGGAAGTCTATCCCCATTGCGTTCTCTCCTTCTTCCCTCCGTCCGGCGAGAAGATCGAACCGTCGAAGGTCTGGCTTGGAGATCTTGGCTTCGCTCGATTGTGGCGACTGATGGCCGAAACGACGGCCTTCATCAATGAGGCGGACTCCTTTTTTCGCCCGCATGATGAAAAGCCTGAGTGAAGGGGAGGCCTATTGGGTGGCAAGGATGGCGGCGCTTACGGGGAAAACGCCGGTCGAGATTCTACAGATGCCAGCGGCAGAGTTCCGCGCCAGCGTCGTCATCCTCTCTCGAACCGACAAGCAGTTGGCAGCCGAAGCGCAGGCCGCGAGCCTGCTAGGACATAGAAGATGAAACTTGAGATCGACGTACTAGCCAACTCGGAGCAGGCCAAGCGCTCTTTCGAGACATTGAATCGAGAGGCGGGCCACCTGTCGACGTCCATTGGCAAGGTCGATCGCGCCACCACTCAAGCGGCAAAGGGCGTGCAGGCGGGGACGAAGCAGATGGCCTCTGGCTTCACCGAGGCATCCAAGAGCGTCCAGCAGTTCATCACCGGAGTGGCCGGCCTGTACGTCGTGCAGCAAGGCATCCGCATGCTCAAGGACTTCGCTCGCGCCGCCCGCGAAGCAGTCCTTGAAGTGGTCAAGATCGGCGACGATCTCGTGACCATGTCGCAACGAACGGGCATCGCGGTCGGCAGCCTGCAACGGCTTCAATTCATCGCTCGCAAGACAGACGTCCAGATTACCGAGCTATCGACTGGCGTTCGCATGTTGCAGCGTACGATGTATGAAGCCAGCACCGGGATGAAGGAATACCTAGAAGCCTACGAAGCCTTGGGCCTCACAGTGGCCGACCTCAAGGATGAAACAGGCAACCTTCGAGACGTTGTTGACATACTGCCCGACCTCGCGCGCGGGTTCCAGCAGTTGCCAGGTGCAACCGAGAAGGCCGCGATCGCGATGCAGATCCTTGGTCGTTCGGGGACTGCGCTGCTTCCGGCGATGGAGTCTGACCTTGCCGGCCTCATCCGCCGCTTCGAGGAATTGAACCTCGAGATGGACCCGAAAGCCATCCAAGCGGCAACCGACTTCGATGACAAAATGGGAGAGCTAGAGTTTCGGGTCAAGCAGCTCAAGGTCAATGCGATCGGGCCGCTCCTGCCGATCCTCACGGAGATGATAGACAACTTCGTAATCATCTCCGATATCGAAACAACGGGCAGCATGGAAGCCTGGAAACAGTGGTTGCTCGACGTAGCGCTTGAGGCGACAGGGGCCGCGGCCGCTTTGGACGCATTCAACGCGGCCCGCGCTGAACTGCAACGGCAGGCAGACGAGAAGTTGAATGCACCCAATCCCGCCGAGTCATTGTTCTCTGCTCGCCGCGAACCATCTCTCGAACCCGGACTGCCTACTCAATGGCAACAGCACCCGATGCGGGCCGAGCAAGAACGATACGGAAGCTCGCGCATGGGTGAGCTTGGCCGATTCGAGGACGAGCAGGAACGCTACGAGAAGGCGATCGACTCGCTGCGGCGCTCGCTCGCGGCCATCAAGAAGGATGCCGAGGAGGGCTTTCACTTCACGATCGAGATCGACGGCATCGAACTGGATGACGATCTGATCGAGGAGTTGCGCGCGAAGTTCTCCGACATCACGATCACGCCGCGCATCGAGCTACCGAAGGCCGAGGACTTGTTGCGCGCCTACGAGCAGCAATCTGCCGAAGCGAGCGAAGCCGAGCGGGTGCGGCGCGAGAACATGGCCCAGGTGGATCGCTGGACCAGCGGGCAAGAGGACTGGCCGAAGATCCAAGTCGGCCCCGCCGATCGAGCGATCGCAGAGGAAGCGATCCGCGCCAATGAGGAGTACCTTGATTCGCTCAAGGACTCGGCCGATGGAACGGTAAACCTATCCTCGACGCTCGGTGAGTTCTCGCGAGTCGCGGCGCTGGCCGGCAGCAACACGGCCGCTCTGATCTTGCAGCTAGCAGACCTGGCCTCGCAACTCCTCTCGCTGGGCAGCAGCGCAGGCGGGGGCGGCGGCGGGGGCGGCGGCTTCGGCTTCGGGAATATCTTCCAGATGGTCGGCGATCTGCTGGGCATCACTGGCGGTGGCGGCAAGACTGGCGGCGGCGAGGGGGCCCCGACTGATCCTATCCCTGTCGACGTGGGGCCTGAGATGGGGTTGGCCGCCGACGCGCTCAAGGAGAGCGCCAAGCTGCTCAAGCGCGGCGGCGAGGAAACGATCAAGGCCGCTGCCAAGGCCGGAGAGGCCGCGGCCTCGGGTGTCGCCCCGCTTGCGGTTCCCTCGGCTGCCACGCAGGCGGCGAGCACCGGCGTCAATGCGCTCGGGAATCTCGGCGCGCTGGCCGGCAACCTGGCCTTCGCCGCGC